AAGTCGAGCAATTGATTCGTATCTCCAACCACCCCACACTCGTTAAGTCTTTTGGGACTGATGCTAGTGCTGGTGCTGGCGCTATTATCAATATGCCTGATGATATGGATTCTAGTTTAAAGCCTTATCAGCTACAGCCGAGCGGTCAGAACCTTGACGCTGTACGCGCATCTATTCAGGATAAGATTCAAGCTATTAACCGTATGAGTCACATGGGCGCTGTTCGCGGTACTGAAGCAGTTACTATGTCAGGTGTGGCAATGGCTACTGAATTCCAGATGTTGAATGCCAAACTATCCGAGAAGGCTGATTTGCTTGAGCTTTCTGAAGAGCAGCTATGGTTGTTGTTCTGCCAATGGCAAGAGATAACCGCAGACGTTGAAATCTTCTACCCTGATTCGTTTGACCTTCGTGATTACGATAAAGAGCTAATGTTCTTACAGCAGTTGCGCTCTACGGGCGTTAAGTCAGCAACGATGGCTATGGAGATCGACAAGAAGATTGCAGACCTTCTACTTGATGATGAGCAGCTTGCTAAAGCTCACGTTGAGATTGAATCTGGCACTCAAGTATTAGGCCAATTTGTAGCGCAGGATGAAGAGAAAGATCTTTAATGGCAGCAGATAGCGATTATTCTGAAATCTTAGAGCGTCTAGCCGATAGCCATCAAGAGCGATTGGCTGGCGCTTTAAAGACCTTAGAAGACGATGTAGCAAGCCTTATGGCTACTGCTCCAACGAAAGACGGGAAACTGTTTGACTTGGAGTGGGCTGTATCCGCTAGGCCGCAATTAATGGCGGCATTAGAAGCTGATTATCTTTCTGAAGTAGATTCCATAATAAGAGACTACAACAAGGTTTCCGCTGACGCAGCCAAGATGCTCGCCACCTACGGAGACTTTACTAAGCTAGATACAACAATTATTAGCCAGTTACAGCGCCTATCCTTTCAAGGGTTTGAAGCCATTGCTAACGAGTACCTTGATGTAATGGCTAACGAGGTCTACCAAAGCACCCTAACAGGTCGATCATTTAACGACACAGTTAAGAACCTTCGACAGACCATCAATGGCGTTTACATTCAGTCTGACAGCTTAGAGGCCAGCCGCCTTGTCGATGTTGCTGCTAACGGTACGGCAGCGCAGCAGGCAGACGCTGTAAGGCAATTACAGACGATATACGCTAGAGATAGGGTTGGTAATAACCTAAGACGTTACGCAACGCAGATGGCACAAGATAGCCTTATGCAGTTTGATGCCTCAATCAATACAGCTATTGGCAAGCAGTCTGGCGCTACCAAGTGGAAGTATTACGGAAGTACTGTCAGAGACTCTAGGCCGTTCTGTGTGAAACGTGCTGGGCAAGTATTTACTGAAGAGCAAATTGAAGAGACTTGGGCGGGTAGCTGGAAAGGTAAGGCATCTGGTGACCCTTTTATTGTAAGAGGTGGATATAACTGCCAACATCATTGGCGACCACAATTTGATGAAGAGGAAGAATAATGCCAAAAGGTACAGGAACATACGGCTCAAAAGTGGGCCGGCCCAAAAAGAAGAAGAAAGTTAAAAAGTAACCAATTATGCTACAATCGAGATTCACCATTCCACCTACTCTTTTAGAGGCTACGTCACATGAGCGATGAAATCATGGCAACAGAAGCAGAGACTGAAACTGCGGCAGCACAAAATCAGGAATCAAAGACCTTTACTCAGGACGAACTAGACCGCATTGTTGCGGATCGTGTTGCAAGAGAGCAGCGTAAGTTCGACAAGAAGATATCTGGCATTGATCTGGATGACGCGAAAGACTTAATGGCGCAGCGAGAAGCTGCCGAGTTGGAGCGAAAGAAAGAGCGTGGCGAGTTCGATTCTATTCTGAAACAGACGGTCGAAAAGAAAGACATGGAGATACAGAGTTACAAGAGCAAGCTACAACAGACGCTAGTTGATGGCGCTTTGCTTGGTGCTGCTGGTAACAGTAATGCTGTAAATCCAAATCAAGTTTCTCAGTTACTTAAAGGCCAGACTAGACTGTCGGAAGATGGGACGGTTGAGGTGCTAGACGCTAACGGAGTACCGCGATACAATGACAGCGGTGATTTGTTATCCGTCAATGAGATGGTAACTGAATTCTTGACAGTAAACCCGCACATGGTCAAAGCCTCTATAGGTGGAACAGGATCGCAGGGTAACACTGGTGGCTCTACACAGAAGCCTACATCTGTGGCAGATATGGTTGCAAACTGGAACGATGGCGGCAAAGAAGCATTTGCTGCTTTCAAGAAAAAGTAACCAACAAACCACAAACTAATTTAATTTTAAGGTAATTTATCATGGCTGCAACTACTAGTACTACCCTTGACGACCTATTTGTAAATATTGTCGCACAAGCTCGCTTTACTGCTGAAGAGCAATCCCTAATGCTAGGGCTGGTTACAATGTATAACATTCAGGCCCAAGCCGGTAAAACTATTCAGGTTCCTAAGTACCCTGCTATTTCAGCGGCTAATTTGCAAGAAGGCACTGACATGTCTAGCACCACCGTTTCTACTTCTTCAGTTTCTGTAACTGTTGGCGAAGAGGGCGCACAGGTTCTTTTGACTGATATGGCTACTTACGGTGACGGCAACCCTGCTGTTGAGTTAGGTACTGTTCTTGGTAACGCTATCGCTACCAAGATCGACACTGACTTAATCGCTTTGTTTGACGGCTTCTCTGGCTCTATCGGTGCTGCTGGCGCTGAGATCACTGTTGCTGATTTGTTTAAGGCTGCTGCTACTCTACGCGCTAACAAAGTAACTGGCGTGATCAATGCTGTTGTACACCCTTTCCAAGCCTACCAGTTGAAAGCTAACCTAACTAACACCTTTGCTAACCCCAATGGTGGCGATTCGCAGAACGAAGCGATGCGTACTGGTTATGTTGGAACTATCGCTGGAATCAATGTTTACGAGTCAGCTAACGTAGCTATTGACGGTGCTGGCGATGCTAAGGGCGCTGTATTCGCTCCTGAAGCTATTATGATCGCTATGAAGCGTGACTTTAACATTGCGCCACAGCGTGACGAGTCTCTCCGAGCATTCGAGCTTAACGCTACTGCCGTTTACGGTGTTGCAGAGCTTGATGATTCGTTCGGTATCGAGCTTCTGTCTGACGCTGTACTGTAAGATAGTAAGACTAATAATCTGCCCTCCTTCGGGGGGGCATTTTTTAAAAGGTTAAATAATGGCTTATTCCTCAGACGCTGATTTACTTAAACTGATTCCCGACATTCTTAGTCTTGGTATTGAGTCTTTTGTTCTGGAGCATCCTAAAGCTGAAGCTGATCTTCAGCGAGAGTTACGTATTAAGTGGTGGCCCAGAAAGAACATAGCAGGCGAGATGGATACTACAAAGCTCACCCCTGCACAGTTTACTATGGCGAGTGCCTACCTAGTGTTGTGGCGTTATGCTTTACCCCAGCTAACCAATTGGGTTGATGGCGACAGATTCGGAAACATGATTGACTTCTACAAAGCGCGTTATGGCGAAGAGCTAGAAGCAGTGTTATCTGATGGTGTTGACTATGACGAGAATGATGATGGTTCTGTTGACTATGCTGAGAAGCAACCTATCGGACAATGGTTAAATAGATAATGCAGGTTAAGATAAACACCAACGCTAAAGAGATAGCCAAGCGAATAAAGAAGAAAGGCAAAGAATTATCTGCAAGCGTTAAAAATGCTTTATCCATTACCGCCCAAGCTGGCGTTAATATTATTGAAGATAGAACTAGCAAAGGCGTTGGCTATAAAGGCAGCTTTAAGCCTTACAGTGAAACGTATGCAGCATTTAGATCAAGTAATGGTAGAGGTAGTATACCTGATCTACAGTTCACAGGTCAGATGCTAGGGTCTATGACAACTAAGGCTAACAGCAAGCAAGCAGAGATATTCTTTAGCCGAGCTGCTGAGTCTAAGAAAGCTGCTATGAATGACAAGAAAAGACCTTTCTTTGCGTTTAATAGTTCTGAAGAAAAGAAACTGGGCAAGATATTCTTTAAGGCGTTGAAATGAGTGTAAGAGAAAACATTGCTAACAATTTGGTAACTACCTTGCGGGCTGTAACAGCGCCAGTTGGGATTAAGTACGTTACCAGAGAGCCGTTTGATTTTGACAAGTTATCCAGCGCACAGTTTCCAGCTATATTGGTTCGCAGTGCTGGAGAAGATAGAGAAGATAGCTCTATAGGTGGTTCCATTACTCAACGTATGGCTACCATAAATTATGAATTCATTTGCTATGTTAAAGGCTCTGTTATTGATTCAGCCCGCAACAATCTTATTGAAGCAATTGAAGAAGCTCTTGATGTTGACCGCTTGCGTGGTGGGTATGCCCTAGATACGCAGATAACCAATATCGAGATTGATGAAGGTTCTATTGATCCCATTGGCGGGATCATTATTACAGTCCGCGTTTTGTACCAATACACTCGCGGCACAACTTAAACTTAAATTAAAAGGTAATTATCATGGCGACTAAAACAGGCGCATCTGGAGTAGTAAAAGTACAAGTCTCAGGCACGACTGTTGCCGTGGTAGGCGAAGTACGTTCTTTCACGTTTGACGGTTCAGCAGACACAATTGAAGATTCAGTTATGGGCGATGTTTCGCGCTCCTACAAAGCTGGGTTGAAGACAAATACAGTATCACTAGAAGTTTACTGGGATGAGGCAGACGCACAGCAGCTAGTTCTTGATGAGCGGGCTTCTATTGATTTTGAAATCTATCCTACAGGCACTGGCACTGGAGAGACTTACTTCTCTGGCACAGGCATTGTAACTTCTCGCGCTATCACTGGTTCTTTTGATGGCATGGTAGAAGCCAGCTTTTCAATCCAGTGCAGCGGTGATGTAACTGAAGCACAAGTTTAATTAACTAAGGGGATAAACCATGGGATTAGCTAAAGAGTTAAGAAGTAGAAGAAAGTTGCAGGCACGAGAAGTAGTGGTGCCTGCATGGGGTGACGAATCTGGAGCGTTTAAACTGTATTGCAGAAGCATTACCTGCTACGACCTAGACCAGTTACAGAAGAAGCACCCCAATTTTCTTAGCAATACAACCATTGGGGCAATGGTAGATTTGATCTGTATGAAGGCAGAAGATGAAGGCGGCTCTAAGCTCTTTTCATCTGCTGAGGATCGCATTGACCTAATGGGTGAAGAGACTAATGTCATTTCCGAAATTGCCAATCAGATGTTTGCAGAGATTGAATCTGTAGAGGACGCAACGGGAAACTAAAACGCGATCAGTCAAGGATGAATCTGCTTTCCTTGGCTGACCGCCTTCACATTACGATAGAAGAAGCGGAACAGATGCCCGTCAGTCACTTTAACGAGTGGTTGGCCTACTTCCATATAATGAGTGAGAAAGATGGCTGATAGCAATTTTAAAATAGCAATTAGTGTGCTTGACAAGACAGCAAAGGGCTTGAAATCTGCAAGAAGAGGCATAAATGCTGTAGCTGGCTCTGTACTTAATCTTAAAACTGCTTTGGCTGGGGCAGCGTTTACACTGCTCGTAAGACAATCTTTATTAGCAACAGATTCCCTATCAAAGACTGCTGCAAAGATTGGCACAACCACTGAGGCTCTTGGCGCTTTAAGGTATGCTGCTAATCTTACTGGCGTTGCAACTAATACGATGGATATGGCTTTACAGCGGTTTACTAGACGAACTGCTGAAGCGGCAAACGGAACTGGAGAAGCAAAGGAGGCAATAAAAAAACTTGGTCTGAATGCACGAGAGCTTGTAAACATGCCGCTTGAAGAAAGAATGCTTGCTTTGGCTGATGCTTTTGGTAAAGAAACGAATGAAGCTGAAAAACTGGCTTTAGCGTTTAAGCTGTTTGACTCTGAGGGTGCGGCATTGGTCAACATGCTTTCAGGCGGTAGCGAAGCGATGAAAGAAATGCTTGGTGAGGCTAAAGCACTAGGTCTAGCAATGTCTGGAAGTGCTGCAAAAGGCGTAGAAGATACCGTTGATTCACTTACTAAATTACAAGGTCTATTTAAAGGCGTTACAGATCAAACTGTGGCGGCATTTGCTCCTGCTTTAAAGCTAATTGTTGAAAGTTTTACGAACTTTTTGCAAAGGTCTATAGAAGTTAAAGGTGGAGTGGAGGCATTTGCTAGATCATTGGCTGTTGACTTACTTACTGGTATACAAGTAGCACTAAGTGGCATTGAGTCCATGACCAATGGTTTTATTATTCTCTACAATGAAGCCTTAAAAACCAAGAATAATATTAAAGACCTATTTGGAGTGGGGCTTAAAGATGTAGTTCAATACAATGAAGAAATTAAAGATTTAAAAGAAAAGATAGAAGGCGTTAAAAATATGCCTAATATTTCCGTTCAAATGCAATTAGATGCAGTAGACAAATTAGAGGCTAGACTTAACGAAGTTATTGCTTTGCGAAATGAAGCACAAGACCTCGGAAGCTCACTTATCGGCAAGGTAAGCTGGGCTGACGGTTTAAACGAAGACATTGAAAAATTGAAAACGTCTTTGTTAGATGTTTCTAATGTTATTCCCACCGCTTTTATTCCTGCATTGCAGTCTGTAAGTGACATACAGCTTGGCTTTAAGTCTTGGAGCGATAGCCTTCCATCAATGGAGGAAAACCTACAAAGCCTAACTAAGCAAGGCTTAGATGGTATGACTGACGCTTTGACAGCAGGTATAACAGGCGCTGCAAACTTCGCTGATGCGATGAAGTCTATGGCTAAGAGTGTAGTTGATAGCCTGATCAAGATGCTGATTCAAAAGTATATTGTTGATGCAGCTTTTGGTGCTATAAGTGGTGCTATTACTGGTGGTGTAACCAGCACAACTGATTTTAACGCTGCTGGGCCAATGCAGCCTAGAGCAATTGGCGGTTCTGTTCAAAACGGTTCGCCCTATATGGTTGGTGAGCGCGGGCCAGAGTTGTTTATTCCTAACTCTCAAGGCTCAATCGTACCGAATAGCAGAATGGGCGGTGGCGGTGGTGTTACTGTCAACCAGACCATTAACGTATCTACTGGCGTACAGCAGACAGTCAGGGCAGAAATTGCTACACTGATGCCACAAATTGCCAATGCCGCTAAAGGTGCAGTTGCAGACGCTAGACAGCGTGGCGGTGGGTTCAGCAAGTCATTAGTCGGAGCATAAGAAATGCCATTAGCTTTCCCCAACGTAGGCATTACATCAATCAGCCTACGTTTAAAACGAACTGTTGCGGTCACAGAATCACCGTTTACCTATGATCAACAGGTGTACGCCCACCAAGGCGCTATATGGCAAGCAGAGGTCAATCTACCGCCTTTAACGCATGACGAGGCACGATCAGTCGAGGCTTTTATTGTGGGCTTAAAAGGGCGCTCTGGTACGTTCACATTTGGACACCCTTTACATACAAGCACAGCCACAAGTACCACATCTGGTACAACTGCGGTAAGGGCTGAAGTATTGGCGACTACTGCTGGTGCTAGTGCTGTTACTGCTGGCACTTATTTCCAATTAGGCGACTATCTTTACATGGTTACGTCAGACAAGTCTTCTGGCGCTGGCAACCTTTCTTTTCAGCCTCCATTGCGAACAGCAGTGACAAGCGGTACAGCATTAGATTTTACCCTGCCAAAAAGCCTATGGCGGTTATCGAGCAACGATATAGGCTGGTCTACTGATGCAGCCTCTATATACGGATTCAGTCTTGCCTTTTCAGAGGCCATCTAATGAGCAGAACATTAAGCACAGAGATGCAGGCGGTTGCTACTGCCGAGCTAGTACGCCCCATTTATTTGGTAGATATGGAGTTCAGTTCTGGTAGCATTTTTCTTTGGTCTGGGATGGGTGATCTTACCTATAACTCCAACACCTATCTTGGTGCTGGTGACTTACTGTCTATTGGGTCAATCAGTGAAACCGCAGAGCTTACCGCTAATGGCGCAACTGTAACCCTAGGTGGCATAAAGCAGTCTTTGCTTACACTAGCCAGAGATGAGCCATACCAAGGCAGGCCCCTAATCATTCGCCTTGGCGCATTTGATGGAAGCGGTGATTTAATCGCAAGCCCAGTTATCTTGTTTAGCGGGTTCATGGATATAATGACAATTGCAGATTCTGGCGATACTTCTACGATTACAGTTACGGTTGAGAATAAGCTGATAGCATTCCAACGCACAGCAGTTAGACGCTACACAGCAGAAGATCAAAAGATTGAGCATCCCACAGATAAAGGTTTTGAGTTCGTAGCCAAGATACAAGAGAAGGAGATTATCTGGGGCAGGGCTTCACCTTCTTCGATGGCAAGTTCTGGCGGTTCAGGAAGGTACGACAGGGCAAACCGTTGATCAAGATAGCTCACGAAAGCCTGTTAAACGTAAAGGCAGAGCTAATCCCTTTACTTGATAAGCACTGGGAGCTAGTAGCCTTAAACCAAGGCGAGATTAAGTTAAACCCCAACTGGAAAGAATACGCAAATCTTGATGCTGCTGGGATTCTTCGGATATTTACTGCAAGGGATGATGGCGAGCTGGTTGGGTATTTTGTTCTAATGGTTAGCCAAAGCATCCATTACCAAGATCATCTGTTTGCTAATAACGATGTTTTGTTTGTGTTGCCAGATAGTAGAGCTGGTGCGACTGGTTATAAATTGATCAAGTTTGCGGAAAATCATTGCCGAGAAGCTGGCGTTTCTTTGATGATGATTAATACTAAAGTCCACATTCCATTTGATAGCTTAATGATTGGGATGGGCTTTGATTTAATAGAACGCATTTACTCCAAATTCCTAGGGAAATAAAATGGCAATTGCAGCAATAGCAGGATTGGCAGCAGGGGCTTCAATATCCTTGACTGTTGGCACTATATACGGATTAACTGCATTAGCTTCATTCGGTGTGGCTTTTGCAGTTGGCGCAGGGTTATCAATGGTTTCCCGCGCTCTTATGCCTACCCCGTCAATTGGCGCTCAAATGTCTGGCACTACCACGACAGTTAGAGAGCCTGCATCTACAAGAACAATGGTTTACGGTCGCGCTAGGGTTGGCGGTTCTATTGTTTACCTAGACTCAACAGGCACAGACAACGAATTTATGCACATGGTGATTGCTGTTGCAGGCCATGCAATTGATGCCTATGAGGAAGTCTGGTTTAACGATGAAAAGGTGTGGGATAGCGGTTATGTTGGTAGCTGGGGTACTTATATCGACCTAAACTTCCACGATGGAACGCAGACCACAGCAGACGCTAATCTTGTATCAAGATCTACCCAGTGGACTACAAACCACAAGCTATTAGACACAGCTTACATTTACGTCCGTCTTAAATACGATGCCGAGCAGTTCGCTAACGGGTTGCCCAATATCTCTACAGTAGTTCGTGGCAAGAAAGTCTACAACCCAGCAACATCTACTACCGTTTGGTCACAAAATCCTGCACTGATCGTTAGGGATTACCTGCTGGATTCCAAATATGGATTGGCTGAAGATGCCGCAAACATAAACGCTACTTCTGTTTCTACAGCTCAGACTTTGTGTGATCAAGATGTAACTCTTTCTGCTGGTGGTACGCAGAAAAGATATGTGTGCGATGGCGTTGTCGATACGGGCAATTCTAGAGAAGCCAACATTGAAGCACTGCTATCTGCTATGGCTGGCCGTTTAATTCACTCTGGCGGTGAATACTTTATATCTGGTTCAGCCTATGTGACGCCCACAGTTACTATAGATGAATCGGTTTTAGTTGGTGCAATATCTACACAGACCAAGCAAAGCAGACGCAGTATTTACAATGGCGTAAAGGGTGTATTTTTAAGCGAAGAAGATAACTATATTCTTGCAGACTACCCAGCCCAAATAAGCAGCACATTCAGCGCAACTGATGGCGACCCTATCTATTTAGATATGCCATTGCCGACAACGACAAACAACATTCGGGCGCAACGATTAGCTAAGTTAGCTTTGCTCCAGTCCAGACAGCAAACTTCTGTCACCTTGCCATGTAATTTGGCGGCTTTAAAGTTTAAGGCTGGCGATAACATCATGGTTACCAATGCAAAGATTGGCTGGTCTGCAAAAGTATTCCAAGTATTAGGCTACACATTTGATTTAGGTTCTGATGGCAGCATAATAGTAAATGTAGAAGCCATAGAAACCGCAGCAGCTATCTACGATTGGACTTCATCTGACGAAATAGATTATTTAGCAGGCGGTGAAGTTTCCTTGTATGACGGTAGGACTGTTGCCGCTCCTACTTCTTTTGCTGGCACAGCATCTTCAGCAGTTAATCTTGACGGAACAATAATCCCGCAGATTGTTTCTACATGGGTATCAAGCGCAGATGCTTTTGTTGTTAGATATGACTACCAATGGTCTACCAATAATACTGACTTTAATTCTATTGACGTTCAGGGAAATCAGTTCACGATAACACCTGCACTTGGCGCAGTTACTTATTACACTAGAGTCAGGGCAATAAATGATCTAGGAATTAGAAGCGCATTTGTAACGGCTAACGTAACGGCCATCGGAGACAATACAGCTCCTGCTTTGCCTACAGTTTTATCAGCAACCGCTGGCTATAAGTCTATCAGTCTGGAGTGGACTAACCCATCAGACAAAGACTTTTCAAACACTGAGGTTTATCGCGCTACATCTGCTGGCGGTACTTATGCTGAAGTGGCTACTGTAGGTGGTGGCTTTGGCGTTAAAGCTGAATTCCTTAATGGTGGCCTTGCTGATGCTACTGCTTTCTACTACAAGTTTAAGTCAGTGGACTACAGCGGAAATAAGTCAGCATTTACAGGCGTGGTTAATGCGACCACTAATGCCGCAGCAATTAACGGCACTAACGGAACTAACGGCACTAACGGAAGTAACGGAAGTAATGGAGCCGCTGGCCCACGAAATGCAGACGGTTATCTTTATTATTCTGTGTCACAAGCAAACGCACCAGCTTCCCCAAGTGCAACGTCTTACAACTTTGTAACAGGATCATTTGGAGGTTTAACGGCTAACTGGTCTACTACCCCACCAACAAACACAGGTGGTGATGCAAAATACTGGGCTACTTATTGGCATGTTACTGAAGCAACATTTGGTGGCACTCAATCAAGAACCTTTAATACACCGTTTAATAGCGTTCAGTTTGACGGCTTGGTAACTTTTACTAATTTAAATAGTGAGTTAGCTAACGCTTCTAGCACTGAAATTACCACAATTAATGGTGGCCTGATTAAAACAGGCACTATGGAAGCCGACAGAATTAGAGTTGATGGCGTTGGGATTGATGTTGTAACAAGCGGAACGAATAAAACATTAATCATTGGTGATGATGGTGTAACTACAGTTAAAATAGATGACCTTGCAGTAAGTTCTGCAAAAATTGCTAATCTTGCTGTTACTACAGGTAAAATTGCTAACCTTTCTGTTGAAACTTTAAAAATAGCTGGCAATGCTGTTACTTTACCAAGCAGCTCATACACCGCAGCAGCTACTAATTTATCAGAGTCAAATGGAGAGGTTGTACAGCAGACTGTTACTTATACTTCTGAAGGTGGCTCTGTAAATGTTTTCGCAACTATTGTGTTTTTTGGTTATGACGATGATCAGACCAGCGAGGGCGTTCAAGTTGCTTTTTCAATAAAAAGAAACAACACATTGATTGGGTCAGCAACTCCTATTGCAGTTCAAAATTGGCAGTTAGGCGATGCAGGCAATGGAAGAAAAGAGCGTCAGGTGTATGCTGTTTCTTTAAAAGATGTTCCGTCTTCTGGCAGTGTATCTTACACGCTAACCGCAAAACTAGAAGACCAAAATGGTAGCACTATTACTAACAATCCAATAATCACATTATCTAATAAATCGCTTGTAACACTAGAGGTTAAAAAGTGAAATCATTTATAGTTTACAAAAGTAACGGGGTTATAGTTAGGACTGGAAGCTGTGTTGATTCCGATTTTAATATGCAGGCAGCGGAAGGCGAGCTTGTAATGGAGGGTATTGCTGATGATAATTTTAGCGTTATAAGTGACGGCAACATTGTTGATGCTCCAAAAATTAATGCGCCTAACACTGCTGAATTGATAAGCCAGACGCAAAAAGAATCTAGGGCAAATAGAAATGTTAGATTGCAAAAATCAGACTGGACGCAATTTCCAGATAGCCCGTTAAGTGATACAAAGAAAGCTGAGTGGACAACCTACAGGCAGGCACTGAGAGACATACCAGAAACCTATTCTGATGCCACATCTTTAGATGATATAATATGGCCCACAAAGCCAGAGGTTTAATATGATTTACCAATTAGTACAGGGCGACCAAGCCCCACAGGTTCAAGCCCAGTTGACGCGAAATGATGATGGCACAGCTATTAACTTTGCTGGTGGCAGTTGTGCGTTAAAGTTTAGAGCAAAAGGAACTACTACAACTTTGTTCACTCTTGCAGCGGCTGACGTTGGTGGCAACTTTGAGGCTGGCATTGCGGTATTCTCTTTCTCAGGCACTCAGTTAAGTATTGACGAAGGATATTACGAAGGCGAGATAGAAATCACATACTCTAGCGGAGCGGTAGAAACCGTATTCGCAGTGCTGGACTTCTACGTTAGGGCTGACTTCTAATGATTAATGCAATCGTTGCTTTTAAAAAAGCCGTTGCAGAGATTGGGTTTAAGAAAGCCGTAGCTAAGATTAACTTAGGCGACTTCTTAATCTTTAGGTTTTTCTTTGATGCTTTGGGTCTATCTGATGCTCAGTCTAAAGCTGTTGGCAAGTCTTTGGTCGATTCTCAGGCAATAACTGACTTGACTGCTACTGGCGTTGGCAAGGGTGTATCTGATAACTCAGGCACTAATGATTCTGCCGCTTTAGGGTTTGGCACAGTACAGAATGACTCTGGCGCAACATCTGACCAGATTGATACCTTTGCTATTGGCAAGCTAATACAAGATGCCCCTAGCGTTGGTGAGAGCATATTTATCGAGACTGCTTTTAATAGGTCGCACTTTGATGTGTTTTATGCGGCTGAGTCCATTAGCGTTGGCGCAGGCAAGGTGTTTGCTGATAGCTCGGGAGCAACTGACGAAGAGTCTTTGCAGTTTATCAAGTCTTTGGCTGATGCGTCTGGCGCAACAGATGAGACATTACTAAGCCCAAACAAAGTTGCATCTGACAGCTCAGGTACAACAGACAATCAAAACATGGACTTTCACAAGTTCATTGATGAGGTTACAGGCGTTACAGATGATCTGGATGGTGAAGCTACCACTGAAGATGATCAAGAGATGACGTTTACAAAGGTTCGATCTGATTTGGCTACAATCGCTGATCTGTTCACTTATTCCAGTACTAGGGGTTTAAGTGATACAATCGGTTCATCCGATTCGGGTTCGATTCGCGGTCAAGGCTATTGTGCTTTTGATTATTTTGCTGAAGATTATGTCGGCTACTCCCAAAACTTTTAACAGGTGATTTATGATTAACGAAGATTTAAAGCTACGCGGTGATGTTGCGATAGTATTGAAAGACAAAGACGGCAATGTAAAAGACAGCCGTGAAATCCACAACTTAGTAGTTAGTGCTGGCCTAGAGTTTATTTGCTCTCGCATGGCTGGAACTTCTGCTGGCGTAATGTCGCACATGGCATTAGGTTCAGATACTACTGCGGCTGCTGCTGGCCAAACCGATCTACTGTCTATTCTAGGCGCTAGAGAAGCGTTAGACAGCTCTACTGCTTCTAACAATACCATTACCTATGTTTCATCTTTTGAAGCTGGTGAAGGCACTGGTGCGGTTACAGAGGCTGGCGTATTTAACGCTGCATCTAGCGGAACTATGCTTTGTCGTACAGTGTTTGCTGTAGTGAATAAAGCCGCTGACGATACTATGTCAGTAACTTGGACTATTACTTTAACCGCATCTTAATTACAAGGGGCTTCCTATGGCTACTATCGTAACAAGGGCAGGCAAAGGTTCGCCCCTAACTAATACAGAAGTTGATGCTAACTTCACTAATTTAAACACTGATAAGGCCGAGCTTTCTGGCGCGGCTTTTACTGGTGCTATCACTACCAACTCAACCGTTGATGGTAGAGATGTAGCTACAGACGGTACTAAGTTAGACACTGTTGAAACTAACGCTGATGTTACAGATGCTACCAACGTAACAGCCGCTGGTGCTTTGATGGACAGTGAGTTGACAGCTATTGCAAGCGTTAAGGCTCTTGACCAAGGCGTTGCCACTACTGACAGCCCTACGTTTGCAGCAGCTACAGTTACAGGCACAGCCAGTGCAACCTCAGTAACTTCAGCACAACACCTTACAGCAGGCAGTGCTTACTCGGTATTGTTTGGTGACGGTGGTGAGCGTATCTCTGGTAACAATAGTTCTAGCCTGTTGAATTTTTTTACTGGCGCTACAGAACGCATGCGCATAGACGCCACAGGCGTAGACGTTACTGGCAGAGCTGTAGTTGACGGATTGTCTTCTTCTGCGTCTATCGTAGGGACAAGCAACTCAAACAGTTTAGGCGGCACTACTTTTACTGCTGCTATTAGCACTGTAGGTCTTTCATCCTCAGCGGCTATAACTTCTACAAGCAACTCCAACAGTTTAGGTGGCACTAGCTTTACAAGTACTCTAGCGGTTGGTGGTGTAATAACCATTGCAAACGGTTCATATGCCGCACCTGCTATTGCTTTTGCTTCTGACACAGACACAGGTATTGCGAGGGGCGGCACAAACACTTTAGGTTTTGTATCAGGCGGTGCTCTCAGGTTTTATACAGACCCTAGCTCTGCTTTAGCAACTATATCCGCAGGTACAAGTAACCTCACGCTAGGTGTCAACGCAGGTAACTCCATTGTCAGCGGTGGTAATTATAATACTGTCGTGGGTGATGAAGCAGGTACTGCGATTACTACGGGTGATAAGAATGTATTTGTAGGAACTTTAGCAGGTGACGCTACAACAACAGCCGGTGAAAATGTTGCAATTGGGTATGATTCTTTAGGTACTAATATATTAGGCTCTGCCTCTGTTGCGGTAGGCCCTTCAGCATTACGCACTCAAAACTACAGCAGTGCTACAAATGCTTTCAATACAGCAGTCGGACATTTTGCAGGATACGCAGTAACCACAGGCGTAGCAAACACCCTCATCGGTGGCCTTGCAGGTGATGAGATTACAACTGGTGGTCAAAATGTGGCTCTTGGTGTACACGCTTTAGGGAAAAACACCACTGCTAATAACAATGTGAGCATTGGTTTCCAGTCTATGTATAGCAACACTACTGGCGGGCAAAACACGGCTGTCGGTACACTCTCGCTAGACGCTAACACCACTGGCGATAACAATGTAGCTATGGGGTATAACGCCTTAACTGCTAATACTACCGCAGACTATAATGTTGCAATAGGTCGCCAAGCCCTTGGGGGAAATACCACAGGCACATCAAACGTAGCAGTGGGTGCTTTTGCAGGCGAGGCGCTTGTTGACGCACATTTCAACACGGCTGTGGGCTATCAAGCTCTAAGTACGGATACTGAAAGTAATTACAATACTGCAATAGGCTATCGGGCTTTATTGAGTGCAAACAACACGTCAAGCACGAATAGTTATAACGTAGCAGTAGGTAATGATGCAGGATACGCAGTAACCACAGGCGTTCAAAATACCCTTATCGGTGGTCTTGCAGGGGATAGATTAACAGATTCTGACCGCAACACAGCCGTAGGGTTTCAAGCACTTACCCAAGACACGTTAGGTCAGTATAACACTGCTATGGGATATTTCGCTTTAGGCTCTCAAAACTTTACTTCAAGTACAGATGCTTACAATACAGCTCTTGGTTATCATGCAGGAGCCGCAGTAACCACAGGCACTCAAAACACTCTCATTGGTGGCCTTTCGGGCGACGCAATTACTACAGGCCACGACAACGTATCTTTGGGTTACCATGCTTTATCAGCAAATACAACAGCAAGTGACAACACTGCTATTGGGCGTGGGGCTTTGCAGATAAACACCACTGGAACAGCAAACACAGCGGTAGGTAAATCTGCACTAGACGCCAACACAACCGCAAGCTACAACACTGCGGTAGGCTATGCATCTTTAGGCGCAAACACCACAGGCGCAGGAAGTGTAGCTGTAGGCGTAGCTGCTTTAAGCACAAACACCACAGGCGTAGCAAACGTAGCGGTGGGCATGAACTCACTTAGACAGAATACTACAGGCTCGTATAACACAACTGTGGGCGAAGGCGCTTTACTTGCTAACACAACTGCAAGTAATAATACTGCTGTTGGTCAAACTGCAATGCGCTTTAACACCACAGGTGCTAGCAATGTTGCTATGGGTAAAGATGCTTTATACGCAAACACCACAGCCTCTGACAACACAGCAGTGGGTAGAAATGCTTTAACGGCGGCCACAACAGGCGGCACAAACACTGCTGTGGGTTCTAGTGCAGGTTTAGCAGTAACCACGGGGACTCAAAACACCCTCATCGGTGTGCTTGCTGGGGACACCATTACTAGTGGCATAGGTAACACCTGCGTTGGGTATGGCGCGGATACTGGTAGCTCTTATAGTATTACATTAGGCAGAAACGTAACGTCTATTGGTAATTACAACTTTACTTTTGGCGTGGATTCCGCTTCTCATAGGGTTTATAACCAGTTCATTTCTAATGCTACTTGGACAAGAGTGTCGGACGAAAGAATTAAAAAAGACATCTCAACTAACACAGATTGTGGCTTAGACTTTATTAATGACTTGAGAACTGTAACTTACAAGTTCAAAGCACCTTCCGAAGTAGACCCTAGCATGGCAGATTATGATGCCTCTAAAACAGAGCCACTGTATGCAAAGAAGATGTATGGGTTTATTGCCCAAGAAGTTAAGGCAGCAATGGCCGCGCATAATATAACAGACTTTGCAGGACATAATCAGATTGATGATGGTATTGATAATATGCAAGGCATCTCATACGAGATGTTTGTTATGCCGCTGGTTAAAGCAGTTCAAGAACAAAGCGCACTAATCACATTATTAACAGACCGCATCACAACCCTAGAAGGATAAAGACAATGGAAGATCGTACAGCAGAACAACTCGCACAAGACTACTCAGCAATGGGTGACAGCGTAGCAGTAATCACAGACATCATCGCAGGAAACTCTATGGCTGATGAGTCTGCCGAAGAACGCCAAGGCTGTGTAGATAGAAACACTCAGCACCTAGAGTTAATGGTTGCCAAGGACGATTGGGGCAGTGAAGACATGACCGCATGTGATGCAGCAATTGTTGCAGGCAACGGTTACACCGCAAGCTAACTAACTTAAAACGAGGATACAAACATGGGCGAGAAAAAAACAACTCCCATTACGATCAATGACGTTGAATACACCTATGAAGATATGACCGAGCAACAGCAGGCAATGGTTAATCACTGTAATGACTTAGACAGAAAGATTAAGTCTACGCAGTTTAATCTTGATCAGCTATCGGTTGGCAAAGATGCTTTTATTAGCATGTTAGTTGCTGACCTTGAGCAAGAAGCTGAGTAAATGAAACTGGTCTTTGCTTTGATCGTTTTGGTTAATGGAACGGTTGATGTAAAGGCCACCAGTCATTGGCATGATCTTAATCGGTGTAGGTGGTTTGCTGAAGAGCTAACCATTCAGGGGACAAGAAAAAGATACAGTACTCCAGTAATGGCGTATTGCGTTCCCAAATATGTAGACCCGAGTAAGGTGCTTATCCATGATTGACCCGCTAACCGCTATAGCAGTTGCTACAAAAGCATTTAACACCGTAAAAGCAATGGTTGCTGCTGGCCGAGATGTAGAAGATACACTTGGGCAGATTGGTGCATGGTATGGCGCTTGCAGTGACTTTAACGAAGCCAAGAAACAGGCAGAAAACCCGCCATTGTTTAAACGGTTGGTAGCTAGGCAATCCGTAGAGCAAGAAGCTATGGAGATATACGCTAAAGAAAAGAAGATTAAGCAGCAAGAAAAAGAGTTGCGCGAGCTGTTGATGTACACCTATGGCCCGACAGGATATACAGAGCTTGTTGCTTTAAGGCGAAAGATCAAAGACCAGCGTGAAAAAACTATTTACGCGCAAGAAAGAAAAAGAAAAGCAGTGTTTTGGACTACCGTCCAGCTCGGAGCTTTAGCTGTATTAGTGTACACTTTGTACATTATTATCAAATTACTTATTGGAATGTCGAATGGCAACGGTATCTGAAGCACTTTTAAAACTTGAAGCTCACGAAAGAGAGTGCGCGGTGCGTATGATCTCGATAGATGAGAAGTTCCAGAGCATAGAAAAGCGACTTGATGAAGGCTCTGCAAGGTTTAAGAAAAGTGAGATGATGCTGTGGGGCATGTACCCGCTGATAATTGGGTTATTCCTAGTAGAGAAGTTTGTCTAATGAGCTTACTAAACCAGTTAATAGGCCCAGTAACAGGTCTTCTTGATAAGTGGATACCAGATGCAGACACCAAGCAGAAGATCGCGCACGAAATTGCAACAATGTCAGAGAAACACGCGCAGGAGTTATCTCTTGCTCAAATCAAACTTAACACCGAAGAAGCAAAAGGCAGCGCATTTCAGCGAAACTGGCGACCTGCTACAGGCTGGGTCTGCGTCCTTGGCTTTGCAGTCAACTTCCTAATCTCACCCTTGGCCGCTGGCTTTGGTGTAGATATCCCGCAAGCTGATACTGGCACTATGATGCCTATTCTGATGGGCCTATTGGGTCTGGGCGGGCTTCGCAGCTTCGAGAAAACCAAACAAGTAGAAGGTAAATAACATGGCTAAATCACCTAAAAAAGAAAGCGGCTTCTTTAAGGCCAAAGAGCTGACCTGTAAGTGCGGCTGCAATACCACAGAATTCGACCTAGGGTTTCTTGCTACCCTGAATGCCATCCGAGAAGAGTGCGGATTTAGCTTTGCTCTATCATCTGCTTACCGATGCCCCCAACACCCCATAGAAGCCCGTAAAGAGCATCTAGGAGCGCATACAACTGGAAAGGCGGTAGATGTGTTGGCTAATGGAGAAAACGCCTTAGAGATCATTAGAGTGGCCCAAAAGCATGGTATCCAAAGAATAGGCATACAGCAGAAGGGTGGCGGTAGATTCATTCACCTAGATGCCTGCACTGATGAAGATGGCTTTCCTAATCCAGCCATTTGGAGCTATTAATGGCCAGATAAATTAGTTATACTTTTGGTGCGCCATGTGGCGTAAACTTTTTTACTTGTCTCTTGTTATTCCCTTTTAGCCCTGCTTATTAATTTATTGCAGGGCTTTTTTTTGCCTTTTGCTAAATAAAGTAAACTAAAAGGTTTACATTAGGGTAAACATCAGGCAAGATATCACCTCAATTAACAAAACAAGGGCAACAAAATGTTAAATTTCAACCAGTCATCCGATAGCACCATTATCCGCACAATAGAAAACCATGATGGTATTTTGTGGGCAATAGAGCGAGGCGTAAGATACCCTTCAGAAGTGCAGGAGTTCGTAAAAAAAGAGTTAGCAGAAATGGAAGCGGAAATGAAGCGCAGGTATCCAGACGCTGTTTAATTAACCGCCCCTTCGGGGGCAAATGCTGTAGGAGGCAATATGGGAATCAATGAGTTAAACGACCTAGAGCGCGGTGAGTATGACTGCGTAACAGGTTATCCAGCCCTAAACGGGCAATCAGACGCTTACTATGCTGGTTATGGTAAGCAGTACGCTACAGAACAGACCATAGGGGGTCAACAATGAAATCAAGCGAATTAATTAACGAGCTGGCAGCAGCTCTATGCAAGGCTCAGGCTGAGATGGGGGGGGCAGTTAAGGATTCATCTAACCCGTTCTTTAAGTCCAGCTATGCCGATCTAACGTCTGTTATTAAGGCAATCAAGCAGCCCTTTTCTGATAACGGTTTAAGCTACACACAGTTTCCCGTTACCTTTGAAGATCGTATTGGCGTAGTTACTCGCCTAATGCACAACTCAGGCCAGTGGCTAGAAATGGATTACACCCTGCCGACTGTTAAGAAAGACCCACAGGCATCAGGGTCAGCCATAACGTACGCAAGACGGTACGCTTTACAGTCTATTGCAGGCATTCCAACTGCTGACGACGATGCGGAATCTGCAATGCTTCGCGGTGATGACAAGAAAATTGTATCTGACGACCAGATCATCGCCATCAAGAAATTACTTGATGAGACTGGTGCTGACAGCGAGAAATTCTGCAAGTGGCTGAAGGTTCGTTCTGTTGATCAGATTCTAGCTATGCACTTTGATCGCGCTGTTGCCGCACTAGAGGCTAAGAAGTGATCATCTTAGACCATGAGCAGGGTTCACCAGAATGGCTTGCCGCTAGATTGGGTAAGCCTTCTGCAAGCATGTTTTCTAAGCTAATTACAGCCACTGGGAAGCCTTCTAGCTCTGCTGATGGGTACATCAATCAATTGATAGCCGAACGCCTTACAGGGCAATCTGAGCCGTTCTACGTTACTGAGTGGATGGCGCGTGGAACTGAGTTGGAACCAGAAGCCCGTGAAGCCTACGAGTTTATTTCTGGCAATGATGTTATTGAAACTGGGTTTATTTTAGATACTGGCTTTGAGTATGGGTGTTCGCCTGATGGATTAATTGCAGATCAAGGCGGTTTAGAAATCAAATGCCCAGCGCCTCAGACGATGGTCAGTTATTTGAGAGACAACCAAGTAGGCGTAAAGAAATACTGGCAACAGATTCAGGGTTGTATGTGGATCAGCCAAAGAGAATGGTGGGACTTTTTCGCCTATCATCCAGAAATGCCGCATGTGCTTGTGCGGGTTGAACGCGATGAAGACTATATCGCAAAGCTGGCCGAGGAAGTGACCAAGGCCGTTGAAGTAATACTAAACCAAGTGGAGAAGTTAAAATGAAAGTAGGATTATCTGTAAGAATTGACGTTACTAAAATTGACAAGGCGCGTCTTTACAAAGGGGCAAAGGGTACTTATCTTGATCTGACCACGTTTATTGATACCGAGCAGCAAGACCAGTACGAAAATAACGGCTTTATCAGCCAGTCTACTACTAAGGAAGAGCGAGACGCGCAGGTACAAACGCCTATTCTTGGTAATGTGAAGGTCTTTTTTACTGATGGAGCAAAGCAAGTTGAAAGCGCCCCAGTAAATCAAGGTGGTCTGAGCATTGAAGAGTTGGATGATGACGTACCGTTCTAAACTAAAAACCCCCTCTTGCGAGGGGGAAACCATAGGAGGTTTGCTAGTCGGGGGAACCAGCTCAATTAATATATCACAGGATTTGAAACGATGGAATTAATAGACGCGGGCAAGTGCCTTAAAGCAGCACAAAAGGAAAAAGGTATTACTAGCCGTGAGCTGGCTAAAAGGAGCGGAACTTCGCCCCAGCAACTACTAAGGTGGCGCTCCAGCAAAAACATCAAGCTACATACGATTCAGTTATTGACCTTTCATTTGGGTATAAGCATTGATGATTTTATAACTTTTGGTTCTAAGTAGGATCATCTTTTAGGTGTAGTTTAGCTAGGAAATAATTTAAACTTAAAACTGTTCGGGTGTGTGGATTGGGAATTAATAACCCATTATCGAGAGTGACCCCTCTAATAGCACCCCCTGATTGGTTTGACTGCCGATCAGGGAATAACGAAGGCCAAGGATAGGCAACCGATTCTAAATACGAACAAACTTTAGTCACTGAGTCGCATAGCCCTCAGATTTAAAATTCTACTTTGCTAAGTAGAAAGGGTTATAACGTCTTTAAATAATTACATTTTTTGTACACATTAATAAAACATGTACATCTTATGAAACAACTGGTTAACAATTAGATTGCCTAAAGCAAATAAGGCAATTAAAAATAACCTTTAATTAAATACTTGGCGAGGCTTGCCGAGTCCTTAGGAGAGACAAAATGGATATGCACATTGAAAAAGCATGTAAGTTTTTAGAAATGTCTGAAGAAGAAGTTTTAAGTTGGATTACATCAATGGAGCCTGATTACTTTACTTATATCTGCGGTGAAGGCGTAGGTGCTTTTTACACTGATGGTGATGAGGGCTTAATGTGGTTTGATCCTGATTGTGAAATCTTTGAAGAAGAAGGTATTAAGGTTTCAGTAATGGGAAACTATTGCGATATTGATTTTGAGTCTATGCACAAAATACATTCGCTGTTGTCTGGGTACGATGACCTATGATTATCATTCCTAGCGTGAAGAACCATCAAGAAGCCAAACAAATGGCTACCAACAAAGCGTTTAACGGTAAGACAATGCTTGAAAAGGGTTCGGGACAATATGCTGGCAATCTGGCTGAGTTAGTATTTAAAGACATTCTTGACATAAAGCGTCTTGAACATGATTACACAGCGTCAACCAGCTACCATTTTGATTTTAAGATTGGCAAAGCAACTATTGATTTAAAAGCTAAACAAAGATCCGTTGATTGCCGTCCTGATTATGACACTCACGTCAACCTTTACCAAAAAGATTACCCTTGCCATTATTACGTCTTTGCCAGCGTCTTGATTCCAAAAGGTGAGGAGCTTGCATCTAAAGTACAGTTTATGGGATGGTGTAGAAAATCTGACTATTGGTCTACCTGCCAGATAAAGAGAAAGGGCGAGAATTCTGATGGCTTGATTGAGCGTGAAGACGGTGGTAAGAAGAAATACAACCAACTGGAAAAGATGGACTCATTGTTTAACAATATTGAGACGCATCTGTATCAACTAACATTCGGGGAATAAAATGCTTTTAAATACAAAGGAAAACTGGGAGCCTGAACAGTCTGACGTTATTGCATGGGGTAGGACTTATCCAGCAGTGGACGTACACCAAGAGCTGAGAGCTATGGAATCATGGTTAGACGCTAACCCAACCAAGCGTAAGACAAAGACAGGCATTAAACGCTTTGTTAATAGCTGGCTTGCTAGGTCGCAGAATCAGGGTGGCACTTCACCGATAGCTAAGAGCTACAAGAAGGCAGATAGTTTACGGGCCAGAACGCTAGATGAAAGCCTTACAGATATTAGCTGGCTAGAGCCAGAGCAGCAGAAGGAAATGAAAGAATATTATCTTGCACAGCGCGGGTACTATTACGATGGAGAGTTAAAACATGCCAGCAGCTAATAAGCCAAGATTCATCCAATATAAAAAGCATCCTGAATGTCACAACTGCATAAACCCAGTTTGCGGTTGTCATAATACCAAACTTGAATATGGTAATTACTATACCTATAAGCAACTTCAGGAGGCTATAAGCGTAAGTAAAGCAACAATTAAGGGCAGGTTATACGGTAAGCCGTTCTTTACTGATCGCGACCTGTACAGGGTTGGTGATGCCCAGAAGAAACCATCCGATTACATGATGAGGGTTAGAGGCTCTGACAAGCTGGAAACCTCCAGCATGAGATTATCAGATAAATGGTTGAGGGTGCTTCTATGAGTCAGGGCGACTTTGTAAAAATCAACAGCAAAGATGAAGTAGAAAAACGACTACCTTTCTTGTTGAGCCGATTGGAAAACTGGGATTATGCTAATCCGCTGGCTATTAAGTTTGAAGCCTACCAGAACCCCAGATCATTAAGCCAGAACGCCATGGCCCATATCTGGTACAGGCAGATTGCAGAAGAGATGGCAAAGAAAGGGCATGTGATTAAGCATGACAAGCCCGAAGAGGTTTGGAAGCTCTGGCTGAAGCGAAGGTTTATCGGAGTCTACACTGTCAACATTGGCAAAGAGATAATCGAGGATCAGATCAAATCAACCAAAGACCTAAAAAAAGGCGAAATGGCTTACTATTTAGATCAAGTGTATCATTGGGCTACCAAGCAAGGAGTAATGTTGAGCGTACCGCACGAGAGCGAATACGCAGCCTTGCAAAATCAGCAAGAGAACTAGCAATGAAGCATTTAATTATACCTGACACACAAGTTAAGCCTAATACGCCCATTGAGCATTTGAGCTGGGCGGGACAGTATGCAGTGAAGATGCGACCAGACGTTATTGTTCACATTGGCGACCATTGGGATATGGAGAGCCTAAGCTCCTACGACAAGGGCAAGAAAAGTTTTGAAGGTAGACGGTATACCAAAGACATTAAAGCTGGCATTGCAGGCATGGAAGCCTTCTTAAAGCCTATCCGCGATGAACAAAAAAGATTGATTCGGAACAAAGACAAGCAATGGAATCCGCGACTGGTTTTTACTCTCGGCAACCATGAGAATAGAATAATCAGAGCCATTGAAGATGACCCAATGCTAGATGGCTTGATAGGGTTTAAAGACTTTAATCTTGAAGAGATGGGCTGGGAGGTTTACGACTTTTTAGAGGTTGCCGTTATTGATGGCCTTGCCTATTCCCATTACTTTACTTCTGGGGTGATGGGTCGCCCAGTCTCTAGCGCAAGGAACATGCTAAGTAAAAAGATGATGTCCTGCATTATGGGTCATGTACAAGATAGAGATATAGCCTACGGGCGCAGGGCAGATGGCACGAATATACTGGGTTTGTTTTCTGGCATATTTTACCAGCATGATGAGTCCTACTTAACCGCTCAGACCAATGGTTCTTGGCGCGGCATTTGGATGCTAAACGAGGTTGCTGGTGGTGGCTGTGATGAATTGCCAGTATCAATCAACTATCTAAGAGAGAAATTTGGGGGCTTAAATGAGTAAGGTAATTGATTTTCCTATGTACGGCATCAAAGTTAAAAAGATGCACTGTGAATGCGGCCTACCTCTTGAATACTGGCTTGGTTCTGATGATTGTGCTTATGGTATGTGTCCTCGCTGCAACCTTGACAGCCCTGAAGAACTTACGGTCCCGCTGGAGGAAATACATTGATAAATAAAGCTGAAAAACATCATTGGGAAAGACTTAAGCAGGAACACCCACCAATTGATTTTAGAGATGATGGTGTAGATTTTGACGTTGATGAGCCAGATGCAGTAAATAGCCCAGATCATTATGCAAGCGGTGGCATTGAGTGCATTGATGCAATTGAAGAATCTATGGCTTCCTATGCGTTTCACGGTTACCTAAAAGGCAACTGCCAGAAATACCTATGGAGGTATGAGGCGAAGGAAAACCCGACACAGGATCTGCAGAAATGCCGCTGGTACCTAGATAAGCTGATTGAAACGCTGGAGAAAGAAGAATATGGCCAAGCGTAAGAAGTCTACCATCGCGCAGGAGGTAGAGAAGGCTGCAAAGCTCTTACAGCGACTTGTAAGATTGAAGGCAAGCGATGACAACGGATACTGCCAGTGCGTTACCTGCGGCAAAATAGACCACTATAAGAACATGCAAGGTGGTCACTTTATGCCTAGGGGTAGAACGGTCTTTAAGCTATTTGAAGAGAATATACACGTTCAATGCCCAGCCTGTAATCTTTGGGGCATGAAACAGGCTCACTACGTCTTGCGCTATAGGCAATGGATGGTTGATACATACGGTGAGAATCGCATTAGGGCGATGGAGCGGCTGGCTTGGAGAGCTTCGCCTAAGTTCGACCGAGAGGAAGTGATCCAGTTTGCCAGAGACTTAAAGGAGCAGATTAAGGATCAGGAATGGCGCATAGGTGAGATGTAAAGTTATAAGAACAAATTCTTTATTCCATAATGGTATATGCAAATCATTATTATTGTAATCAAAAAAGTTTACTTTAGGAAATAAAGGGCGCATAGTTACACCTCATTCAACGAAACAAGGTTTACCCCATGACAACAGCAGCGAACGTTACAGCTAAGAAAGGCGACACAATATTGTCCGTATCTCAATGTGGCATTACACGGGAACAGACAGTTGTTAGCTGGGGCAAAAAACGCGCCACCCTAGTCGAGTCTCGTTTCGTAGGGACAAGCTGTGAACCTAGCCAGCGATACCACTTGTATCTCGAAAATGGAGAAATAGTTCACCACTGGCCAATAGAGCGCATGACTTGCCACTACAGAAACATTTAATTAAACCGCCCCCTACGGGGGGCAATCAAAAAAACCAAGGGGAATAATATGAAAATCAAAGTCGAATGTACGCTTGAAGTTGACCCAAAAGTAATCAAGCAATTAATGCAGGAAAGGTGTCTAGCTGATAGTGACGAGACTATTCGGTGCTTTATTAGGTCTCATGTATTATCTGCTGGCGTAGGGGTTTTAAGTGACGCGCTTTACTATGCTCATCTTCCAGATGCTGTTGATATAATAAAAACAAATATATAAGGGGAATGACATGTCACAACCTAGAATGTATGAAACTAAAATGCAAAAAGTTCGCGTTAGCTATGCCGTAGAGGTTGACGCTAATATGATCAAAGAGTACCTAAAAGAAATCGGGTCTGATGAAACTGTAAGCCAGTTCATTAAAAGCCACATGACAGCATCAGGGGTAGGTGTTCTTGAAGAGCATCTTGAGAACAACGGCTACGGCTACAACACTGTGGAGGTGTTAGCATGATTAACTATCCGTACAAAATCGACCAAGTAAAAAATGAGATAGCCCGCAAGAAACGCGCACAAAAGCGCCAGTTTGTCGCTCTAGGCTTAGTTCTATTTGTTATGTATGTTGCCGTCTCAACAATGGGCTACAACGACTGTATCAATATGGGGGTGTGCTAATGACTATTCTAATTGTTAAGCAAAACCTTGAGCTGCTGATCAACAACATTCAATCATCTTATAAAAATTGGGATGGCGATTTAATTGACCTAACTGATTACGACAAGGATTCGGCTTGTTATTCGTTTTTGTTGCAAATGGATAGCTGGCTTGATGATGTCTTGCCTCCTTGTATTATTGATCAGAAATCGTTCTTGGATAAGCTATACCATGACCTTGAATCTGATGCGTGTTCAATCCTTCTTAAAAATGCTATCTATTTACACCTTGAGCCAACTTTAAGTGATCTAGTTCAGGAGGCGTATGATTGCGTAAACAACATTCAGCCAGAGCCGTTCGCTGGCTATGAGAGAGGTGAGTAATGGAAATGATATTATCTGTGATATTCGGATTGTTTGTTGCTGCGCTGTTTAGAGGTGCGTGGCTTATGGTTCAAGATGCCAACGAACGCTATGAACAAAGTAAAAAAGAGGATAAAAAATGAACAATGTAAAAGAGTTTATAGCCAAAGCGCATAAAAGTGCTGACAAATCCATTTTGAACGCGCAGAAAAATGCAAAGATAGAATCGGTGAAAGAGTATTTAACTAAGCCTGTTGTAGTTTATAGATTGCACTTGGGGGTAATGATAATCGCTCTGTTTGGCTTTATAGCCTACGAATTATTTATCTATTAGCCAAGGGCGAAAGCCTTCCTCCTGCCAGCCTTATCCACTGGTGTGCTGCAACGGATTAGGCCAAGGTCACTTTGTACCTTTTGACCCAGACTAGTCCACTGGGGAGCTGAAACGGACTACCCTAAAAATTTTGTAAAATGGTCACTACAGCGACCAATAGTGTTGAAAATGGTAACTACAGTGAACATACCATTTATGATATACATTGCATGTTAAAGCATCATTTCAAATCATAACCGATAGTATTTATAATGCGCCCTCATTCATTCACCAAGGGGCAACCGTGATTATCTACATGATCATCTTCGTAGTAACTTCGCTACTCGCTGTAGCAGCTCAAGACCTTAACTAGTTTACATTTCCGTTTAAAACGTCCACAATACCCCTAATAAACTACCGTTGGGGGTAGAAATGGAACGCTCAGAAATATCAATTAAACTAGAATTATGCTTTCAATTTGAGTTAGATGATCTCATTAATAGATTTGATGCTATTATGGAATCACTAATGGAGATTGACGTCCAAAGAAATCAAGTAAGAGATGCTATTAACGAATGGTGCATCTCCGTTGATACCGAGATTCAAAATCAAGAAGCTGTTACAGCAGATAGCTTTCTTGAAGATATGGGCTTTGCCCTTACTGCTGATGAAGTATTTGGTACTGAAGTATGACAGGCAGACCACCGTGGATACCCACAGAAGAGATATGCGAAGAAGCGCGTGAGATGGCTTCTAGGGGCTTAACTGTATCCCAGATAGCCGATTGCCTTGGTATTGGTGAGCGTACCGTATATGAAAAACAGAACGATTATCCGCAGTTCATGCAGGCTATAAAAGAAGGAAGGAGCCAAGGAATCAATCAAGTGACCAACGCTTTGTTTGAAAAAGCCATTGAGGGCGATAATACCTGTATGATTTTCTACCTCAAGACAAGAGATCGAGAAAGCTGGGGTGAGCAATACATTGAGCCTATTAAAGAAATTCCACCGATACAGATCACAATAGACCCTCGTGCAATTAACCCTACCGCAGAGTGAGATATTCGTATCGACTAGCCGTTTCGTTTCTGTTGTGGCTGGTAGACGATTCGGTAAGACCTTCCTGTCTACTGGAAAGCTATTAGAGCAGGCCATCAAATCGCCTAACCGCAATGTTTGGTATGTTGCTCCCACCTATTCGGCTGCAAAAGAAATTGCGTGGGATATGTTGATTGCATCTATACCGCCTGAGTATATAGCTAAGACAAACGAAACCAGCCTAACCTTACGCCTTATCAATGGTTCTGTAATCGCTTTAAAGGGCGCAGAGAAGCCAAACAACCTTCGCGGACGAGCTTTGGACTTTGTTGTCCTTGACGAGTTTGCAGATATGAGGCCAGAGGCTTGGTACGAAGTTATCAGGCCGTCACTATCTGACAGGCAAGGGGGTGCGCTTTTTATTGGTACACCTAAAGGCCGCAATCACTTTTACGATTTGTGGGCTAAAGCAAAGGATGGGGCGAAAGATTGGGAGTCTTTCCAGTACACAACACTGCAAGGCGGTAACGTCCCTCCCGAAGAGATTGAAGCGGCCAGAGCTGACCTAGATGAAAGAACTTTTCAACAGGAATACGAAGCAGCATTCGTAACG